ATGTTTAAACCGGAACTCCTTTCCCCGGCGGGAACGCTGAAAAATATGCGTTACGCTTTCGCTTATGGCGCAGATGCTGTTTATGCGGGCCAGCCGCGTTATTCCCTGCGTGTGCGCAACAACGAATTCAACCACGAAAATCTTCAGCTCGGCATCAATGAAGCCCACGCGCTGGGGAAAAAGTTTTATGTCGTGGTCAACATTGCACCGCACAACGCCAAGCTGAAAACCTTTATCCGTGACCTGAAACCGGTGGTGGAAATGGGGCCGGATGCGCTGATTATGTCCGATCCAGGGCTGATTATGCTGGTGCGTGAGCACTTCCCTGAAATGCCGATCCACCTTTCGGTGCAGGCTAACGCCGTGAACTGGGCGACGGTGAAATTCTGGCAGCAAATGGGCCTGACCCGCGTGATCCTCTCTCGCGAGCTGTCGCTGGAAGAGATTGAAGAGATCCGCAATCAGGTGCCGGATATGGAGATCGAGATCTTCGTTCACGGCGCGCTGTGCATGGCCTACTCCGGTCGCTGCCTGCTCTCTGGCTATATCAACAAGCGCGACCCGAACCAGGGCACCTGCACCAACGCCTGCCGCTGGGAGTACAACGTCCAGGAAGGGAAAGAAGATGACGTTGGCAACATCGTACACAAGTACGAACCGATTCCGGTGCAAAATGTTGAGCCGACGCTGGGTATCGGCGCGCCAACCGACAAAGTGTTTATGATCGAAGAAGCCCAGCGTCCGGGCGAGTATATGACCGCGTTTGAAGATGAGCACGGCACTTACATCATGAACTCGAAAGATCTGCGCGCTATCGCCCATGTTGAACGCCTGACCAAAATGGGCGTGCATTCGCTGAAAATCGAAGGCCGTACCAAATCTTTCTACTATTGCGCACGCACCGCACAGGTTTATCGCAAAGCTATTGATGACGCCGCTGCGGGCAAACCGTTTGACACCAGCCTGCTGGAAACCCTTGAAGGCCTGGCGCATCGTGGCTATACCGAAGGTTTCCTGCGTCGTCATACTCACGACGATTATCAGAACTACGAATACGGTTATTCAGTTTCTGACCGCCAGCAGTTTGTTGGTGAGTTTACCGGTGAGCGCAAGGGGGACCTCGCGGCGGTAGCGGTGAAAAATAAATTCTCCGTTGGCGACAGCCTTGAGCTGATGACGCCGCAAGGCAACATTAATTTTACCCTTGAGCACATGGAAAACGCCAAAGGTGAAGCTATGCCGGTCGCACCAGGCGATGGTTATACTGTGTGGCTCCCGGTCCCGCAGGATCTTGAGCTCAATTACGCGCTGCTGATGCGTAATTTCTCCGGGGAAACCACGCGTAATCCCCACGGTAAGTGATTAATTTCGATTATTTTTCCCGGATGGAAAATTCTTAGAAACCGATCACATACAGCTGCATTTATTAAGGTTATCATCCGTTTCGCTGAAAAACATAACCCATAAAATGCTAGCTGTACCAGGAACCACCTCCTTAGCCTGTGTAATCTCCCTTACACGGGCTTATTTTTTACGCGTAATACAGTGAAATAAAAGGATTTATTTCTGGTCACGTCCACACATTGACCACATCGACAAAAAAGCCCCTCGACTGAGGGGCTTCCTGTTTGTAATTACATCCACATAATTTGCTGCCCTGACGGCAACGGGTGCGGTCTTACGGCGTGGACTTCTCCCGGCTTCACGATGTATCGCTGTACCGACTCATAAGTGATGAACGTGGCGCTGCAATTCACGTTCTGGCACTGGTGATAACGCTCTTTTGTCGTGTCAGTGATATAGCGACTTGTACGCGCATGTGCGGCATGCTGGCATAAAGGACAATGAAACATCGCGAGCACCTCTTCCGGTTTTGTTGATGGTGCCATTTTAGTTAATTTATTCTTATAAAACAAACAGATAAAACAAAAACATCACTCATCATCTTCTGTTTCGTACTCCACATCAGAAAGCCTGACCTCAAGCTCCAAGGACGTCGTGAAGCCGCTATTATTCAGAAAATGTGTCACCTTAGTGATTGTCCAGTCCTGCTCGTCTATGACGCGCTTAAAGCCTGACACTTTGACCGACGTTTCCGTGTAAATATCTGCCCGACCGGTAGCCAGACTGATGGAGAACTCCGCGACGCCCCGTTGCAGTTTGTCCCACTTCGCCTGAGCGGCGCGCATGGCCTGCGCTTTCGTGGCATATACCGTGGTCAGGGCAAAAACGTTGTCAGCCTCACCGGCCATGTATTCACCTTCGCGCGCTTCCGGTACTTTTGGCGCTTTCTTCTGCGTGACTGGTTTCGCTTTCGGGTGCTCCAGTGCGCGCAGGTGTTTTTCTTTCTTTTTGCGTTTCAGTTTTACCTTCTGCTTTTGCGGCTTCGGGTCTTTGGTGTGAAGCCACTTTGCCGTTACGCCGGTATAGGCTCCACGGTCAGCAATCGCAAAATGGTGGCGGTCGCCGTCGCTGCGGGTTATGGTGACCTGCGGGATTTTTTTACCGCTGGCCGTCACCCCCTGCCCCGCTTTGAGAAACAACAGTTTTCCCATTTTTACCGAGACCTCACCACCGTTGCGTTCTGCAAGACGGGTCAGGAATTTCGCATCAGACTCCTGCGACTGGTCGATGTGCGGGATTTTAATTCCTGCCAGTGACGGCGCGACACTGGCTTCCAGCCTGTTACGGGAGGCTATCGCCTCAACAATCGCACCGAGCGTGGTGTCATGCCAGGAGCCTTCACGGCGGGAATTGAGCGTCCCGCGAAAATCTGCACTCCGGGCGCGGATGGTAACCACATCCGGTGCGCCCCGGTGTTCAACCTCATCAACGGTGAATTTCCCTTTGCATACCAGGGCAAAACCTTTCCAGCCGATATACACCGTCAGGACAGCGCCACGAACCGGCAGCCCGACCTGCCCGTCGGCATCGTTCAGTTCAATATCAAGCTGGTCAGCCTCAAAGCCCCGGTTATCCGTCAGGGTCATGCTCATCAGACGGTCGCTGATATTGCCGGTAATATCCCTGCTGTCGAGCATCAGCATGTAATCCGGTGTCAGCGTACTGCCTGCATCAAATGTCAGCGCATCCAGCATTATCCCGCCCCCGTCATACCCGTGAATTTAGTCGCCATACTGCCAGCCTTACCGATGAGCGATTCCGCCTGTTTACCTATATCGCCATAAAGCGCGGCCAGTGATTCATCAACGCGGGTAAGTGACAGCGTAAAATCAATTTTCCGGGGTGTGCCGTCTGCAAAGAAAATACTCCCTGTTTCACTCACCCTGCTGATGACATACATGCCGTAAATCATGCCGGTGCCATCCAGCAACGGCCACGCCCGGCCTTCCTCTGCCATCAGCCTGAGCGTGGTCATCGTCAGCTTGCCGCCGGTCAGTTCTGGATAAAGCACACCGGCAAGCGTGATGTTTTCCTCACCCACACCGAGAAACTGAAAGGCATCCCGTTTACCGATACGGGAATTTGACGGCCAGCGATAATCTGATTCACGCTGCATGGTCTGGTGTGGCAGCGTCTGGCGCATAAAAACAAACATACCTAACGCGAGCATCATTTTTCGTCACCTCCTTAACCGTCATGCATCATGCTGGCACGGGCGCGCGCACGTTTATCCCGCTCGTATTTTTCGAGTGCATCCTGTAACTGGCAGTCAAGCTGTGTCCCCGGCGCAGTACCACCCGTAAGGCTGATGTGATATTCGTTTTTACTCTGGTCTACATAAGAGCGGCCAGCCGGTGCCGTGACCGGCTGATAAGCCTGATAGCCTGCATAAGAGCTGGTCGCCGGAATATACCCACCGGTGCCATACGTGGCGGCATGAGTCCTTGCGGCGGTCTGGTCAAGTGTGTCTGACTCTTTGTTGATAACACCGAGTTTTTCCAGTACCCAGTCAATACCGCTGCGCAGTTTGTTGAACGCATTAAGCGGCAGCATCAGCGCGTCAGCCAGTGCCTGCCCGAACATGACGCCCGTGTCACGGCAACGGTTCAGGGTGTCCCGGGTGGCTTTGACCGGGGCAATCAGGTTTTTAAACCACTGCCACGCGGCCTGTAACTTTTCGCCCAGCCAGTCAAACACCGGCTTAAGTGGCGTGAACAGTTCCCCCACCGGCGCAAATGCCGCTTTCAGCCCTTCCACCACACCGCCAAAGAATGCGCTGACAGGCTCCCAATATTTACGGATAAGCAACGCCCCGGCGACAATGGCGGCCACCACGGCCACAACCGGCCAGCTAATCGCCCCGATGGCCGTCATAACAGCACTGCCAACCGTCGTGAAGATTGCCCCCATTGCGCCTGCTGCCGCGATGATGGCATTGATGCCAGTGATAACCGGCCAGGCTACGAGGCCAATGGCACCGATGACAGCAGTCAGCGCCAGTGCACCACCGACAATGAGGCCGATGGTTGACGCCAGTGATTTGTTTTTCTGTATCCAGCCGTCGAGTTTTAACACATACTTTGTGGCCGTCTGCGTGAGCTTACGCAGTGCGCCTTCCTGCTGGTCAAACAGGTCAGTCCCCACCGCCTCATAAGCGGATTGAAACTCCTTAAAGTCACCGCCGAGGTTGTCCTGCATGATATTTACCAGCTCGGCGGTCTTCCCGTCTGAGGCTTTAAACGCAGCGGTCAGTTTGTCCAGCTTTCCAGTTGAGGCGGCAGTCATCAGCACGGCGGCGGCTGAGCTGGCCTCCTCCCCGAAAATGGTTTTCATGTATTCAGCCTGCTGGGCAGTACCGAGCCGGTTTTTCTCAAAACTGGCCTGCATTTCTTTCAGAATGGTAAATACTGGCCGGGTATTCCCCTTGCTGTCTGAGGTTTTCACGCCAAGCTCTTTCAGTGCATCCCATGCTTTTCCCGTCGGTGCCTGCAGGCGACTTAACACGGCACGGCTTCCCGTCCCCGCCATTGAACCGGTAATTTTTGCATCATGCAGCGCCCCGACCATTGCGGCGGTTTCTTCAATGCTGACACCGGCATTTTTTGCCACAGGTGCGGCATAGGTCAGCGCATCGCTCATGCCGTCAAAATCGGCGGCGGTTTTGTTCATCGTCATGGAGAGAACATCCCCGATATGAGCGACCTTATCGTTTGAAAGCTGAAAGGCGGATTTCATCCCCATCAGCAGGGCGGCGTTTTCTTCCATCGTGCGGCGGTTCGCCAGTGCCATATTCAGCGTGACCGGCGTTGCCGCCTGAATGGCATCAACATCCCCACCGGCTTTCGCAATGATAATCTGTGCACCGGCCGCATCATCCGCCGAGGCGGCAGTATTGTCACCGAGCTGGCGCGCCTGCTTGCGGAGTGCGACCATTTCGGCGGAGTCTTTTGCCACACCTAGCACGGCCTGCAATTCTGAGTTTTTCTGCGCAAACTCATAACCGGGCATCAGTAGCTTAACACCGGCCATCGTTCCCGCCGCCGCAATCCCCACACCGGCAGCGCCCACTGAGGCCATATTTCCGGCCAGTTCCTTTCCGGCCTGATAACGCTGTTTTACTGCGTTAAGTTTTGCCTGTTGCGCACTGACACGCGCCAGCGCATCACGCTGACGGTTAAGCTGTGCGGTGGTTTCACTGATACGGTTTTTCAGTCCCTGCTCATCATGTGCAAGATTGCGGGTATTAATTCCCACAGCGGCCAGTTCCCGCTGCTGGCGTTTAACGGAATCTGTCAGGCGGTTATATTTCGCCTGTAAGTCCTCCGCCGCACGCTTTGCGGATTCCAGCACTTTCGCCTGAGCACGGGTCGGACGTTCGGTGTTTTTAAACTGTGTGGCAAGGGCTTCGGCTTCCTGCCGTGCCTTTTCAAGTGCATGACCAGTCACGGCGAGCTGTGCACTGGTCTTGCGGAATCCCTCAATACGGGATGCGTGACCGTTCAGCTCGCGCAGTGATTTTTGTGTTTCCCGGATATCCCCCGACAGCGATTTGCTCGCTGTGCGGATGGATTTAAACGGGCGGGATGCCTGGTCAACAGCCCTGAGCAATACCTGTAATTTTACATTGTTACTCATTCGTGTTTCCGCTTCGCCGGAGCGCCTTTTCGCGCCATGTGATGAGTTCGGTCAGGCTCATGGGATACAGTTCTGATGGCGGCCAGTGAAATATCACTGCCACATCCGCCATCAGGTCATCGACCGACAGATTTTTCGGGAACGTTACTGCACCGAGTTCGGCGACAAAAAACCAACCACCTTACCTGCCAGCGCCACAAGGTCAGGCAGTTCCAGCGCGGCGACTTCCTGCTCGGTCAGCATCGGTGCCGTCATGCGCGGCAGTACCTTAATCAGTGCATCGACTTCGGAGTTTGCAACCGCAGCCAGACTGACACCGCGCAGCGTCCCGGCACTGGGTTTCATCAGCGTGACCTGTTCGATGACCTGCTCACCACGCTTGACCGGATTGTCCAGGGTAATGACATTTTCTTTGTTCATGGTTTTCTCACTTCTGAATCGGGGTTAACCGGTCAGCCAAGCTGACCGGATGAAAATCACAGGCCGATATTGCGGCGGTGTTGCTCCAGCCGGTCGACGCCGTTCACCTTCTCAATCATGTTGATGGTGTCGATTTCGACCAGCTCCTTACCGTCCATCGTCAGCCGGAAATAGGTGCAGACCACGGAGATTTTCGACTCGGTGTCTTCTCCCTGTTTGCCCTCGCCGGTGTCGATTTCTTTCTGACATCCACGCATGACCACCTCGACGGCCACCGTTTCGCCGGTATCGTCGCGCTGGTAAGAGCCTGCAAAACGAATCGGTACGGCATCCACACCGGTTGCGGCGTAAAGCTCCCAGATAACCGAATCCGGGAAGCCACCGAGCGACCACTCCATTGACAGCGCATCGTCATCAAGGCCGAGGTCTACCGGTGCGCTGCCGTTCATCCCCGCACCGCGATAGTTTTCGAGCTTACGGGTCAGTTTTGGCAGCGTGACGGACTTTGCAACGCCCTGATAGCTGTAGCCGTTCAGAAAGACGTTCATTAACTTGAGTTTGCGCGGCATTGCCATCGGTCAGGCTCCTTAATTGCTGTTAACCGAGGTGACCAGATTTGCCAGGTATTTATCGGTAATACGCTGGCGCAGGGTCAGGTTTTCAAGAGGAGGCACCGGTGTATAGTCGTAGTCGATATACAGTTTTCCGGCCTTGAGGGTTTCCGCATCGTTGGATTCTTCGCTGAACCAGCAGGTCGCATCCACGATATAGCCGTTTGTTTTCAGCTCACGGAATTTGGCATTGATGCCGTCAACGATGTCGCGAATCAGCGTTGCGGTGATGGGCTTGTCCACCGCCCACATGTGCGCCTCAGCCATCGTGTCGGCCAGCACCTGCGCGGTGCGGGTGTAGTTTTCAAAGAGGAACAGCGGGTCATCAGAGCAGGTACGGTTACCCCAGAATCGGAAACCGTCGCGGCGAATAATCGTAGTGACGCCTGACTCGTTCAACAGGTCAGCATCGGTGCCGGACTCCTGCAAATCCCAGAATACAGAAGCACTGATGCCGGTAACACCGTTTACCCCGACATTGGACAGCGTTTTATGCCAGCCCTGCTCCTGGTCGATTTTAGCGCGCAGACCCAGCGCACGGGCGGTGGCATACGCGGTGGCGGTGGAGCTGCTGACCGTATCCCATGCGAGGAAATCCGGCCAGATGACCATCAGCTCACGCTGGCTGAAATTCTGGCGGTAGGCTTTCACCTCGGAAATGGTTTTACAGCCCCATGCGCTGATATACCCGAAAGCGCGCAGCTTCTGACAGACTGATGCCAGTGCAACAGCCACCTCTTTGGTGTCCAGTCCCGGCACGCCGAGAATACGCGGTTTAACACCGGTTACTGACTCCGCCGCCAGCAGGGCTTTCAGTCCGGTGTACTGACCGTTTTCGTCGGTGGTGCCGATGATATTGGAAACGGTCTGCGCGAGTTTCGTTTCTTCGTCTTCGCCGGTGCCGTCTTCCACACGCACGACAACGGTGACCGGTTTTGACTGGTCGGCGATGGCCTGTAACGATGCCGCCAGCGTGCCTTTTTTACCGGCCTTTGCAATTGCGCTCTGGGCATTGGTAATCAGCACAGGTTTATTGAGGGGGAAGGTTTCCGCATCCGCATCGCTGGCCGTGCAGACCATGCCGACAATGGCAGTGGATACGGTGGAAATGACGCGGGTGCCGTCGTTAATCTCCAGCACCTGCACGCCATGATGATAGTCACTCATCCGTTTAACTCCGTGGTTAATGGGTGCAACTATTTTCTGTTGTGCAGAGCATGAGACGCTATTTGACCTGGCTGGTCAGTGGATGAAACAACAGATAAAGAAAAGGCGGGCAATTCGCCCGCCTGTCCTGATTTGTACTCACTCATTTTCCGACTGACAATTTACATAACCCAAACGCTATCAATTCTGACAGTCTGCTTTGAGCGAAAAGTGGAAGTTCGCAATTATCCTCACCACTGATAAGTAGCCTTTACTTACAATGTAATGTGTTAGCTAATGTAATAGGAGCTGAGCAGTGAATTATGAATGGATGCTTTAGTTCATATTTGGGAACAAATTACTGTAAAAAAAACCGGCTTACACCGGTTTAAACTCGCTCGCGAGAATCACCCCCCAAATTATATGCAAAATTAAAAATACCAATTCACTCCATTTCTCTTTTGGCTAATTCTTCCCATTCGTCGATTGAGTTATTATAAGGAAATACCTCTTTAACTATGAAAGGAATGTAGCTTTCTTCAGCATTGTGATGTATTTCATTACTGATATTACTTGTGATTCCGAATTTTACGTCAGGATCGTTTTCAGAGAAATGTATATGAAAAGGTTGTTGACCTAAAGCCTGTCTAATTTTATTTGCTTGTTCTGATGGAAGGACTTTAAGTAGCTGTTTGAATGTTTTTTTATTAAAGTCTAGAGAAATGGCCATATCAATATCTCCGGGTATCATAGATATGCACGTGTATGACCGTTCGCTCAATCGACTAATAAATTTAGTATTTATAGCAGGGGCACTAAAAGAACCATCTTTAACCAAACCCATTTTTCGAATATGAATTCCAAAATCAGGTGCATAACTCAAGACATCCGGATTGGCTTTAATATCTGGATTTAATATCCTAAATAATTTTTCCCAGTAATTACCAATGTCTTTCAAAGAAAATCTGAGTATTGGGTGGAGTTCCCGTATACTATATAGAACAAATTCATTCCCATTGCACAATGCATACATTTCTGCCCTTATTTCTGGATGTATAGCATAACTATAGGCTTGCTCAACGTGCATGCTTTTGGTTATTTTTTCATTAGGGGCCTTTGCATCAAGAATCCAATATGGTCGGTCGTTAGAAAGAAAAACATAATCCGGTACTATTGAAATCTTTCTTGGCTGTGAACCTATTGAGACAAATGGATGTGTAAGCGTTTTGCTCCTGATTACACGACTATCTCCCGATGCTTTATAACCAAGAGCTTTAATAATTGGTAAAATCAACTCTTCTCTGACTGAATCCTCTTTAAATTCATCTGAGCTTAGTAAGTTAAAATCAAAATCATCAAACATATCCCCCCCACATATATTTATTTGACAAAAGATGTATAATTCAAATTATTCAGAGCCATTGTAAATCACTATAGAATAAAAAGATAATTTCAAGTGGAGGTGTTATCTGATTTTTTGATTTATAGCACAAAAAACGACCTCTACAGGCTGTTTATTACGATAGTTAAAGCTGATCACATTTAGGCAGTCAGTCCAAGATGCTCTCTTCAACATGGCCTAGGTTTTTTTACCGTCGAAGAAGATAATTGTGTCCATAGCATGATGCTTTCAAGTGGTATGATCTCTTTCTCAGTGATTCATGCAGTATGAGCCTAGCAACTTCTGCTTCTGGCACAGGGCGGACTTTCTGACTGAGTTGAAGGTCTGCTGCGACCGAATATCGGACATTAATAACCTCAGAGACATAGCGCCCTTGAAATGCACCCCTCCAGAAATGAAAATCTGTTATGATACTAGCATAAACTATTTATTTTTCAGTAAAGTTTAGAAAACAAATTTTTATGAATAGAAAAAAGGAGAACAATGCCCTCCTTCTTTATTTTTAAATTCTACTACAATTTAATTTTTAGTCTTTTAGGAGCATCGTATAGAGTAGATATTTTTATTTCGGCTTTACAACCCTTATCCTCAATTGCCAATGTGTATGCCTGCCTTAAGTTTTTTTCCATTCTTGGGTCAAATAGCACGGTGTCTAATAGTTCAACTGGATTAATTTCAAACTGGAAAATATCATTATCGACACTATTATCATCACCAGAATATATTAAACGAACTTCGCTTTCGTGTTCAAACTCCACGCGTTTGTATAAAAGCGATTCAGCAATGCCTGAGCCATTAGTGTTGAATAAATCAATTGACAAGAGTTTTTCCGAAAGAGTATCCTCCGGAAGATAAGAAACCTTGCCTATAAAACACCTTAAATTATGGTAAGTCGGCTCTGCTTTTTGAAGTGCGGCTAATAGTTTTCTTGGTGTGGTTGAAACTCTTACACCATTTTTATCATGGGAATATATCCGCCACATTGCATCGGTTTCACTATGAAATGTCCAGCATTGCCCATAAACAGAATCTCTTGCGGCAACTGTTCCTGTTTGACCATCAGAAGTTTCAATTACACAATTTAATAAAGCGTTCTCAAAAGGGTCATCCCATTTTCTTGGTTTTACTAAAGTTAATTTTTTTTCTTCAAGCAATTGAAGAAAACGGTGTATTGGCATAATTCTATAAATAGGTATATCCAATGATTCATCTGTTAAATTAATATAGTTATTATAGCTCATACATATTGACCTTTTGGTAGTTAGTGTAATTAAAAAGGCGGTTGGGATATTTTAGCAAAAACCTAAGAACTGATTCAACCCTGCGGACTTACAGATTTCAGTTCATATATCCAATGTTATAAATTCTCATTTATGAACTATTCTCCTAAAATTTTTTGATTTCAATCTTTAGAGAGCGCAAAAGACCTATGTTCGAATGACTGCTTTTGGCACAGAGCGGACTGTCAGATTAGGCTTTACTCTGTGCCATAGATATGTAAGCTCACACCAGAGTTCATACAACTTATTGCGGCATTTCCGGCCATTCAGGATTTGCAGGATCCACACGACTGACCAGAACGCTGTAGCGTTCCCAAGCCTCCAGCCGTGTGCGCTCCTCCTCTGTTGCCATGTTCAGTCTGACCGCGCGCTCCAGCGGCAAAATCACGGATTCAGCATCTGCAAGAAGTCTGGCTTTCCGAATTTCTGCCTGCTGCTGTAATTCCTCTGCCGTATAAATGCGTTTAATCACTTTGCCGTCCTTAAACATCCAGCCCCCTGAAATATCCGCCCGTCGGTTAGCAGTAATATCCGCCACTTCAACCACACTTAATCCATCCGGTCTGATAGCTGTCACATCCTTTTCCACATAGCGGATGATATTATCTTTGTCGTACGCTATTTTTATCGTGTCATCAGCAAAATACTTTTGTTCTTCGTACCAGTTCTTACCATCTTCTGTAAAAAACCAGACAACATCAAAGCCCTTTGTCAATTGATATTGTTCAACTGTTTTTGGATTACCCGCCGTTATATTTATCAAATGCTGCATAAATTATACCTGCGCTACGTTATACCATGTCCCGTTAATGTATTTCTGCACCGGTCTGTAATATATGCCACCAATGTTATCGGCAGAGTTTGAGCCGGTATCCTGAACAATAATGCCGGAATATACACACCCGGACGGTGCCTGATGTGTCCATGTCATGCCATTGTTCGCAGGTTTGTATGTGGCAGCACCACCAAGCCGGATATCCCGGACATAGCGTGAATCAAAGTTGCCATAGTTAGATGGTGATACCTGCCCGTTAACAGCAAAAGTGATGCTGTTATCTGTATTTCTCTGACTGTAAAAATGCCAGCCTGCATCATCACCTAATTCAGCCACCACCGGACGACTTGAGTTTCCCCACAAATTGAATGCGGCTTCCTTCGTGGATGTATTACTGCTGCTGACCGTGAATTTTTTCCCGCTACCGGCACGTACTTTGGTACTTGAGACAATATCACCAGTAACATTCAGGCCATGCCCCATTGATACAGCACCAGTGGCATCATTTATAATCAGCGGTCTTAAATTATTATAAGTGCCTAATCTGTCACCTGATTTAGTCAACATAAAATAAGTGCTGCTGCCATCATTCCTGATAAAGAAACCATAATTGCCATAAGCAATGCGCAGACCATTAGCACTGAGTGATGTAATCTCACCTCTTGAACGGAGACCATAAGCGGAGCTGAGTGATAATTCTTCCTGAGCATCAGTATTACCAGTCGCCCAACGAACTACCCCGCCCTGTACTGTTTCATGCCAGATAGTGTCTCCTTCTCCACCACGAAACTTTCTGAGATATTTTTTGCCGCCTCTTGTGCCTGAACATAAGGCCGTAGACATATAGGCATTCTGGCTTCCACCGTCCTGATTAATCGTTCCGGTCATTGCGTCGCCCTGACGATTCCAGTCACGACGCCAGCCGGGGGAGTAGCCGTCCCCATGATTAATGTAAGTGAATTGTGCGCTGGTTGTACCGCCACCGCTTGATGTTGTCGGCGTGGTCACTCGGATAGTGATTGCAGATTTAGTTCCCATGACCTCGACGACACAACCAGCCAGGTGGATATCACCACATCCGGTATCCGTAATGATTTTGTTATTTGCATATGACCAGGAGCCTTTGCACATCCAGTACGGATGATTAAATGCACCACGGGAATCCAGCCATTCAATAAACTGAGCGGTTGTCCAGTTTCCGGCTTCAGTGCTCAAAGCGCCGCTATAAGCACGACAGGCACCGATATTTTTCGTGAAGGTATCCTTTCCCGGAATATCCGCACCATTCTGATCTTTCTGAAGACGTTTTTCAGCATTGTCATAGGCAGACTTCACCGCTTTTGATGTTGCGGCCAGCGTTTCAGAATCACTGTTGGTGGCGCTACTGAGCTGGACAAGCCCTTTTCGCGCCGTGGTGGCATCCTGTGCAGTGTATTTCCCGTTAGCAAGGTCATACGCAGCCTTTACCGCCTTTGGCGTTGCCGCAAGCGTTTCAGCCGTGCTGTTAGTGGCACTACTGAGCTGGACAAGGCCTTTTCGCGCTATGGTGGCGTCCTGTGCGGTATATTTCCCGTTAGCAAGGTCATACGCGGCCTTTACCGCTTTCGGCGTTGCGGCTAGCGTTTCAGACGTGCTGTTGGTCACACTACTGAGCTGAACAAGGCCTTTTCGCGCCGTGGTGGCATCCTGCGCAGTATATTTCCCGTTAGCAAGGTCATAGGCGGCCTTTACCGCTTTCGGCGTTGCGGCCAGTGTTTCAGACGTGCTGTTGGTCGCACTGCTTAACTGAGTAAAACCTTTTGCGGTCAGCGAGGCGTCCGGGTGACGTCGTGACTGTTCGTGCTCTGCAATTTTGTCATCAACGTAATCCTGCGTTGCCATCACCGTTGTGGTGTCAATGGTCAGCTCCACTGAGGCCACACTGCTGACGATGATGACCATGCGGCAGGTCTGCGAACGCCCTGAGCCTTCGGCAAGAGCTGGCTTATAACTTTCGGCCATGTTCGCCACGGCAATTAACGTTCCCGCATCATCGTACAGGCCAAGCTCACGCATCCAGAAACCGCCCACCTCCGGCGGAATAACCAGCTCTGCGATAATATAATTACTGTTTCGTTTGTCCTGACTGATTTTGTTCAGCGCATGTCGCCAGACTTCGTGGATAAGCCCGGTCTGTCCGGCATCCGGGACAGGCAATTTACCACCGCCATCCCCGACGGCCATCGTGGTAATGTTGACCTTCCGCCCTTCCGGCGCGGTTGCCGCTGCCAGCTTTGCTGCACCGGCAGTGGTGATAACGGTTCTGAATTTTGTGCTCATTATTCCTCACTTATCCGGGGTAAACCGTAATTACATCGCCGTCGTAAGCCACACCACCGGCGAACAGATAGCCGGGAATGTCCCGGGTAATGTTCAGGCCAATAAGGTGACGGCTTGCAGGTTTGGCATCAGCAATCAGCCGTTCCATTTCCTGATACATTGCCTCTGTGATACCGCTTTCCAGTACACCAATATCAAGCCGGAAGGTGCCGGGCGGGTCACTGTTTTCCCACCACTCCGTCACGTTGATGAGATAGCCGAGCGGCTCCACCACACGCCGGATTGCGCCGACAGTGCCTTTATGACAGTGAATGAAATACGCATCGCGGATAACGGCGCGTTTTGTCGCTTCCGGCCACTTTTCATCCCAGCGGTCAACCGAAAATGACCACGCCAGCCACGGCAGCAGATTTGCCGGGCAGGTGTCCGGGTTCCACAGCTCACGAATACTGACCGGTGTTTTTTCAATTTCCGCACAGGCTTTTGCGGCGGCGACCTCAAGCGGTGATGAGCCGGTCGGCAGCAGTCGCGAATCACTCATCCGAGCCTCCGGTCACGACGCGGTATTCGGTACAGAAAGACGCCTGCGTACTGTTGAGCACGATGTCGGCCAGTGGTGCAGCCAGTTCGACACGCTGCACACCTTCCACATGCAAAGCGGCATAAATGGCAGACAGACGGATGTCACGCCCCAGCCGGTGCTGTGCTGTGATATACGCTTCCAGTTTTTTCACGGCGGCAGCGCGAATGGGTTCGCTTTCGGGGCCAGGGTAAAGGTAAAGCGTGGCGTTTATCTGGTATTCAACAATGGCGGCAGACTGCACGGTCACACGGTCAGCCACCGGCCTGACGTCCTCACCATTAAGGGCGTTACGCACCACAGCCAGCAGGTCTTCGGATGCGACACCGTTATTTTCACGTGACAGCACAGAGATGGTGACGCAGGCCGGAGACGGACTGGTGACAGAGATATCCGCGACACGCCCGTCGGCACTGCGACCATGATACTGATAGGCTCCCACCGACCCGGCGACGCTTAAGCCTTCAAACGCCTGCTGAATACGCAGACGATAATCCGTGTCAGATTCCATCACTGCCGGTGTCGGCGGGATGGTCGAATCATCTGCCGGGGTGATAGTCAGGCGCGTGGTGTTGTAATTGGCACCAATCACATCAAGGTCATTACCGGCTGCACAGGCCAGCATCACCGCCCGTGCGGCCTCATTCACACGCTGACGCCAGATAAGCTCGCGATAAGCATTTTCCTCCAGCAGTTTGACGAGAGGCTCGGATTCCAGCGTCAGGGTACGGGCGACCGCCTCCTGCTGGTCTTCCGGGTAAAGGGAAATCAGTGTCGCCTTGCGTTCGGCAAGAATGCTTTCAAAGTCCAGCTCCTCGACCACATCCGGTGCGGGTAGCTGGTTCAGGTCGATAATCGGCATGGTTTCAACTCACAGGGATGGTTAATGAAAGTGGCTGGCCGGTGTCGTTGTGCTGGCCGGTTAACGTGACCGTCATTCGCCCGTCAAAACTGCGCTCAGTGGTGACGGATGACAGGGTGACGCGGGGTTCCCATTTCAGCACCGCCATGTAACAGGCGACCTTAATCTGCAACTCAAGCGCCGGGGTCTGCGGCTGGTCAATCATTGATGCCAGCAACGAGCCGTAATCACGACGCATCACCCGTGAGCCGACCGGTGTGCGCAGGATATCGCCGATACTCTGGCTGATATGCTCAAGGTCAGTGACAGTCAGGCCATCACTGCGATTCATTCCGAGATAACGCGCTGTCATAAAGGACTCCCGGTTGTGCCGCCGCTGTCGCCGGGGTGTTTATGGGTATGCAGTACCTTACCGTTTGATGAGAGTTCACCGCCGGTGTGTTCAATGTTGCCGCGCATCGTCCCGCCCTTCTGCACTTCCAGCGTGCCGGTAATCAGCTTGTTGGTGCAGACCACCTCCGGTGTGTCCAGGGTGATGCGGGTTGACGCTTTCACCATGACCACCGGCACCGTGGCAGTAACAGAATCAGAAGCCGTCACGCTGGCCGTTTTAATTCCGCTTACCGTCAGTGAACTGGTTTCGGGTTCATACTCAATCACCGCCCCGTCAGGGAAACGGATATGCAGGGCATCCGCCGACGCAGACGGCGCGGGATTATCGCCGGAATAAATCCCCGGCAGAACAAACGCCGTGTCGAGTTCACCACCCACGGCCAGAATCAGCACCTGTTCCCCCACGGAAGGTGCCCACCATGTGCGCGAACGCCCGGCGCGATGGGTCAGCCACTGAAGCCAGTCGGTGCACATGCCGCCGGTCTGCACACGGCAGCGACCGGCGTTAAGGTCAGTTTCGACGATAATGCCGGTGCGAATCATGTTGCGCAGTGCGCGCGCGAGTTCCTGAATATTTGCGAGAGTGTTCATAACGGGAAGGATGCCGCCGGACGATACCAGCAGCAATCATGGAGGATTCTGTCAGCTGTGACACAACATAATAAATATTAGTTGTAGCACTTCTCTATAATCTTCATACACTCCTCATGAGCTAAATCATGGCTGTCAAATTCTTTATTAAAAAAGAAGAAAAACGCCTTATTAACCTGAGGTATTTCAATAAAAATAAATTCATCAGCCTTATGAAAGAAATGAAAACTCTTGTTTGATGTTTCAAAAACCATCAAAGAATTATGTTTTTTATCCTTCCATTTCGACATCAGATTGCTTCGCGATTTTCGTATAATCCTGAAGACATCCCCCGGCGTCGTATCGACATCCCCCCAAAACATTGCAACCGGGAAGTTTGCAAGAAAAGGGATATAATCACCCCCTTTATACCTGAGAAAGCGGGTCCGTAAATCCATTAATTGCAACTTAAAGCCCATGTATTGCAACCACCATATGATGCAATCATATTCATAATCTGTTAACTCATCCCCCCTCTTTTCCGTAAGAAATTTCTTCAGGTTATACTCAAACACTCCCAGCAAATCAGAATTGCACACTCTGCATGCTGGTACAGTGACTTTAATGTAATGAGTTGACTGATTATTCTTTTTATTAATTAAAGATTTTTCAGCATTTGACTCAAAGGCCCACTGAGGAATAATGTGCTCACGAGTAATATCGTCAGAGCTCCCGCATAACACACATATATCAGCATTATGGTCAGCAATAATACAATCCATAACTTTCTTTTGAGAATGCTTTACTCTTTTTCTCAAAATGGAAAACTTTTTATCCACAAACACCCGTCTCATATAACATCTTTCGATAGAATCACTAATAACTCCCTTTCTATCAATTGTATAGATTCCTTGTCAAAACCAAATAACTCACGAACAGGATATTCCACCACCGCACTATTACGCCCCGGCTTATCCCTAAGCCCTAATTGATGTACTCGCGCAATTCGTTGTACTCCGCTGGCAAACGCCACCACAGCCGCACTCTCGCTACCTGTTGCTTTCATAAACCGGTTAGTGCGTAATTTCACAAACATTTCCCGCTTTATCCGGCCTTTCTTATTTCGTACTGGTTGGTTTTTTCTCGGTACATACGGCGTACCATCCGGGGCTTTTTGTAATTTAATTCGCTGCTGCTGGCGCTGGCGCAGCTTCTTCGCAATATCTACCGCCAGTCTCCGACGCCCTGACGGTGACAGCGATTCAGTCAGTCCGGTCAGCCGGTCTTCAAAACGCTTAAACTCATTCATCCCACTTACTCACCAGTTCGCCATTGATATAAAGCTCCATCGGGCGGGTGACCGGCTCCGGCGGCGGGGGTTCCGGGATATTCTTCACATGCAGCGCACCGTCAACCTCACTGACCAGCGTGCGCTCGGTCAGCATCAGGCTGATGCTGATATCAAAGCTGCTGTCATTGTTGATGTCCGCATAAAACGTGAAGCCCTTTTTCTGGCCTTCGTCGGTGGTCATGATGTCGGGCTGATTTTCCCGCAGCCACGCCAGCACCGGCACGATGAGCAGGTCAAAATCACCGTTAAAGTCGGTCACAATGACATTGAGCGTGTAACACTTTTCGAATGACAGCGACGTCGCCAGTGTGGAGGCAATACTCCCGTTATCCACGAATATCCGCAGCATATCGGGGTTAGTTTTCAGCACCGTGACGGCATCAGTCAGCGCCCTGCGCAGGCTGTCGGGTTTGAGCATCGTTTTCGTCCTGACAGTGTTTAATCATTTTTACCTGGCTGGCACAGCGTGCCAGCGCGTTCTCAAGCTGCCGGATATCGGCACTTAAATCGCCGTTCGTCTGCGGGTCACTGCCCGGCATCGGGCAAAGGCTCACTTTCGGGCAGGCGTTGGCGACAATCACTGGCGTCAGTGCAGGCCGGACGCTGGTGCAACCGGCGCACAGCATCAGGCAGGTCAGCGCCATACCAGCGGCGAAAATCTTCGTTTTCATTGAGTAACCTCGTGATGGTTTTCTCGCGCTGTGCTTCACGCTTCGCGGCGTTCTCCAGTTCCTGACGCAGTGCCACCTGCGCCAGCTCGTTTTTGTCTGCCCTGGTGAGCGCAACATGAAGCTGATTTTTCAGCATGGTGATGGTCGTCTGCTGCCCGCTGGCGACGTTGTTCGCCCTGACCAGCGAGGCGCGCAGGCTGGCATTTTTGTGTTTCACCAGAAACAGACCGGCCACCGCCAGTGATAACAACACAACCAGCACAGTCATCAGCCTTGACATGGTTCCCGCCCCTCAAAACGCTGACAGCAGGCCGTACGTATCAGCCGGAAGAACACCGATGCCACAAGATAAATCAGCGCGGTAAAAATCCACCCGGCAGCGACCAGCGAGATAAACGTCGCCACCACCACTACCAGAGCCACTGCCCGTCTGCGCCACGGTACCGGCTGCAAAAACAGCGACGTGACAATCTTCACGGCCAGCGATTCCGGCGGCAGCTCCCGCCCGTAGCGCTCCAGTACATACTCAGTGACATACACGCCGACACCACAGGCAACCACACAGATAACCGTCGCCAGAATCGCCCAGGTGGCGACAAAACTGACGGCCACGCTCTGCGGGTAAATCAGGGACAGTGCCAGCATCAGCGCCAGCGACACGTTCAGCATCAGTGAAAGGGATAATTTCTTCATGGTGTTTACTCCGTTTAAGCCGGTACGCCGCCAGCGGTACGCCAGACGGTGACCAGTTTTTCCAGTGAATACTCACGCTGACCGTAACCGGCACCCGGCAGGGACGCCCAGATATTGCGACAGCGTGAAATGGCGCGCTCAATGCGTCCCGCCCGGATGTCATCCAGTGCACCGCGTTCGCGGATCAACTGAATGGCGAGTCTGTCCTGTGACAACGGACTGAAATCCGGCAGGGCAAGCTGTTTGCGGTAGTGCGGCCAGAACAGGTAAAGCTGCTGATAGCGACCGGATGCCGTGGATTTTTCACCGCGACGGTTAAACACTTTCGCCGGTCGGCCATGTGCGAACGGGTGGTCACTGTAGTCGGTGAAAATTTCCGGCTTTCCGTCCAGTCCGGTGACTATCACGTCATAGCCCCGGTTTTTCGTCAGCGGATGGTTCGCCGTCCCTTCGGACACGGCCAGCATGTCGAGAAAGGCGGCGATATTCTGATGCGTGTTAATAACCGGCATTACGGTTTCCCCCTGCCCTTAAAGCGGCGCTGAATGGCAATCTCAATCACCTGATAACCGGCGATACCCAGCATGGAGCCGATACCGCACACCGCAGGCAGTGACAGGTCAGGAAACTGCACCAGAACAACACCGGCAACCATCGAGACAAAACCACCGAGCAACATGCGCCCGATAAACAGACGCGGGGTGATGGGTTCACCACCGGCAAGCACCTTGCCGACAACAATCAGCACCCCAATCATGAAAAGCGACAGAACGCTTTTTTCTTCTGCTGTCATGCGTTACTCCCACAGATTGACAGTTTCAGCCACGGGCGCGGTCTGAACGTCGGGCAGTTCGACGGCGGTGCCGTGTGGCAGCACCGCACCCAGTTCAGCCAGTCCCGGATTTGCGGCGAGCACGGCCTCGACCACGCCCTCAGTGCGCCCGTAATACCGGACACAAATGGCGTCGAGCGTGTCGCCCTGTAGCGCAAAGGTCTTCATCAGATTTGACTCACGATGCAGCGCGGCTTGTCCTGGATGCGCGCCACCGCCCAGCGCATATCCCGCCACAGCTCATCAATGGTGCTGTCAATGCTGTCGGCCTTCTTGTCGCCTTTCGCACTGGCATCCACGCCGCGATAACGCTCATAAAGCGACGCGGTCGCCATCGCACACACGGCGCGCTCGTAGTAAAAAACTTTGATGCTTTCACCGTCGATGTCGTCCGCCGGAACGTCCGCCAGACGCGTAAAACCGGCGGCAATTTTCTGTTCGCGGTACTCGTACAGCTCCGCATTCGTCTCCGCCATGCCTGACTTGATGGCCTCACGCAGACGGGCGGGGGCGACGGTCTGCTCAAGGCGCATACGTTCCCGGACGCGCTTCGGGTCGATATCGGGAAAAAAGAACGTGTTTTTAATCACCGGCTCGTCGCCTGCCGGTTGCGGGATGACCACCGTACCCTCACCGGATACAGGAGCCTCCTTTCGCGGAATAATCAGCGTCATCATGACTACCTCTGAAAAGTCGGGCGGTGGACGCCGGTGCAGTGTCAGGTGATTCACCCTCACTGACCGGCGTGCCGCCCTGGCGCGGGGCGCATTCGGTTGTTAACTGGCTTTCTTTTTCGGGCGTCCACGTTTTGCCGGTGTCACGCTCCGTGTCTTACGCGGGGCGCGGGTGACCGCTTTTGGCTGCGGCTCCGGCTTCGGTTTCAGTTCCCGCTCCAGTCGTTCAATCTCTTTTTTGACGCCTGCCTGACAGTCGAGCTGTGTCGCACGTTGCAGGTGCGCCAGCGCACCGGTGGCATCACCAGCGTCACGCAGAAACAGACCGGTGATTTTGTGCAGCTTTGCGCGCACTTCATCAGGCATGTCAGCCGTGGCGGTCAGTTCAAGGGTCTCCGTCAGCAGGCGGGTATCCACAGACTCACCGGCAGCGTGAGCGCGCATGGCCGCAAGCGCCACCTCCTCGGTGAACATGTACGGCGGGGTACGGCGGTGTTTACCCGGCATGGTCAGACCGTACTTCAGGGCATAACGGGCAATCTCCAGCGCACCGGCAATATCGCCGATATCCAGACGCCACAGAATGACCGTCATCAGAATGTCATCCTGTGCGCCTTTGCCCTGCTCCAGCACGCCGTTCACCCACGGCAACCAGAACGGCAGCAGCTCGCGTTTTTTCGCGGCCTTCAGCTCTTTTGAATAAATCGCTTTCAGTGTGCGCTGGTCTGCGGCCAGCTTAACCAGCATCTGCTCATAGACAGTTGCATGTCGCAGCGGGGCGGCTTCCCGCTGCGCGGTTATCGCTGCCGAGACCCGCATCATGTGGCGCTGTGCGGGACTCGTCATCGGTTACGCTCCCGGCTCTGCGGTCGCCTTAGCCGGTGTGGAGAAATCACCGACCTTAATTTTTTCCACCAGACAACCGGCGGCGTAGTCTTCCACCACGTAATCAATGTTCATTGACTCGTAGTTCTCCACGCGGTCGAGTTTCGGGTTTTCCTCAATCACGCGGCGATGGCTGTCATCCATGTAGTAGATGGACAGGTTTTCCAGCTTCGTGATGAGCATCGCATCCGCCGGGAAGTACGGGACGCGTACCGCCGGCAGGTTACCGATGCGTTTCTGGCTGATGATGACGTCAGCGGCCAGCATTTCGCTGTTGTCCTGCTCCTTGTTGACGATGGGGAAATACTTGTCCGCCAGTAGCTGACGTCCCACAATCACCACAAGGTCAGGGTCTTCCTGATACCACGGTTCAATCAGGTTATTGGTCGCATCCATCACCAGTGCGTCAAGGCTGGCATAATCACCGCCCTTGCCCACGCGGATAACCTCAGAGGTGGTGCGGCCTTCCTCGTCAGTGACCTTGCTCATCACGCGCGCCGGGGCTTCATTGCGGTATTTCTGCAACCAGCCGACCGCCACATCCTGCAACATCGGATTGCTGCTGCGGTCAGAGGTTTCGGCACGCTTCACGCCGTTAAAACCGGCCATGATGAAATCAAGGGACTGGCGTTTGATAATGGCGTTACGGACACGGAGCTGGAAATCCTGATAACGCGCCCACAGGTCCAGCGTTTTGTAGCGGATATAAAAATCGAAGTTAATCTGGTCGCATTCGTACTTGTTTGACGCCAGCTTCGAGAAGTCCTTCGGCTGACGCTCGGTGCCACCGGCGGTGTCGGTGGTGCTGGCGATGGAGCCGGTGACACCGATACCAATTTTTTCCCCTTTCATTTCGCTGACCGGCACAATGTTGATGCGGGTCAGAAAGTCAGAGGACTCCTGCATGGTGTTCATCAGGGTCTGGGTGACCGACGGTTCAACGGTGAATTTTTTCGACACATCACCGGCGTCGATGCCGTTCAGTTCGGCAACACGGGACAGGTAGGCATTAAATTTAAAGCGGGTTTCCTGGCGCATAGTTTTTCCTGAAATTAAGGGTTAATCGTGAAGGTTTTCCCGGACTGACTGACGCCGGTCAGCAGTTCGTCATCAGGGCATCACCGCCACCGCCGGTGGCCTTGCTGCGGCGCTGCTGGGTCAGACTTTCGGTGCTGTCGAGACTGTTTTTCAGGCGGGTGAATGCCTGGCTGGTTTCATCCGCCCTGTCAGTCACCTCCTGCTTAAGTGCGGAAAAAGCGGTTTCCATCTCAGCGAGGCGCTGCTCAGTGGCACTCAGTTTTTCCTGCACATGTTCAGCAACAGCGGTCACCGCTTCATGCACATCATTCAGACGGGCGTCATCGCTGGCCTGTTTGCGGCCAAAAATGGATTTCACCTTTTCGGTCAGGGCGGTGAACACGGTTTCAGGCAGGTCTTCAAATTCCAGCTCAACAGGCGTTGCCACTGAAATCAGGTTTTCAGGGCTTAATTTGAAGCGGTTCAGGGGGTTGTGTTTTGCCGTGCGGCAGAATTCCAGGTATTCCGTGCCGAGGCTTGCCGGGTCATCGGTGACGGCCAGACCCACCAGATAACATTTGCCGGTGTTGGCAAAGTTCGGCTGAATTTCCATTGAGGTGTAGACCTTCTGCGCGGCCTTGTTCATCGCAATAAGGTCATCGGTCGGGGTGATTTTCGCAAACAGCGCCCATTTGCCTTTCAGCGCCGAATCATCGTCAATCTTTTCGGCCTTCAGTTCGGCCACATCGCCATAACGTTTAAAAATACCGTCAGGCAGGATGCCGCGCAGATGTTCCAGGTTAATGCGGCAACCATAGACACGCGGGTCAAAGGTTTCCGCCATTTCCTGAATATCCTGCGCACTGATGACACGCCCGTCACAGGTGTCACCCTCAACGCCGATACGAAAGAATTTTGAGACTTTTTTTGCCATTGTCAGGAGTCCTGAATAGTGATTAGAGGAGTCACATGTCGGCATCAGTTTCCCGACGATACGCATCCTCCGCCATCAGTCCCGGATGGCTTATCACTGACACAACAGCACCTTAGCGAATCGCGGGGCGCGACTCAGTAGCCTTGCCGTGTATTCATCACGGCGAGGTATTCATGACCATCACCACAGACACCACTCTTTTGCACGACCCGCGTCGTCAGGCGGCGCTGCTGTACTGGCAGGGTTTTTCCGTGCCGCAGATTGCCGCCATGTTGCAGATGAAACGCCCGACGGTGCAGAGCTGGAAACAGCGCGACGACTGGGACAGCGTTGCCCCCATCAGCCGTGTCGAAATGAGTCTGGAAGCGCGGCTGACCCAGCTCATTATCAAACCACAGAAAACCGGCGGTGACTTCAAGGAAATTGACCTGCTGGGACGCCAGATTGAACGACTGGCACGGGTAAATCGCTACAGCCAGACCGGCAACGAGGCAGACCTTAATCCGAACGTCGCTAACCGCAACAAAGGCGGGCGGCGCAAACCGAAAAAGAATTTTTTCAGTGACGAGGCCATCGAAAAGCTGGAGCAGATTTTCTTTGAGCAGTCTTTCGACTATCAGTTGCACTGGTATCGCGCCGGGCTTGAGCACCGCATCCGCGATATCCTGAAATCCCGCCAGATTGGCGCGACGTTTTATTTTTCCCGCGAGGCGCTGCTGCGCGCCCTGAAAACCGGCCATAACCAGATTTTTCTGTCGGCCAGTAAAACGCAGGCGTATGTGTTCCGTGAATACATCATCGCCTTTGCTCGTCTGGTTGACGTTGACCTGACCGGTGACCCGATTGTCCTGGGCAATAACGGCGCAAAACTGATTTTTCTCGGCACCAACTCCAACACCGCGCAGAGTCATAACGGCGACCTGTACGTCGATGAGATTTTCTGGATCCCGAATTTTCAGGTACTGCGTAAGGTGGCATCAGGTATGGCCTCACAGAGTCACCTGCGCTCGACCTATTTCTCCACCCCGTCCACGCTGGCGCACGACGCCTACCCGTTCTGGTCGGGTGAACTGTTTAACCGGGGACGCGCCAGCGCCGCCGAACGCGTGGAAATCGACGTCAGTCATAACGCCCTTGCCGGTGGGCTTCTCTGTGCGGACGGCCAGTGGCGACAGATTGTCACCATTGAGGACGCCCTGAAAGGCGGCTGCACGCTGTTCGACATTGAGCAGCTCAAACGCGAAAACAGCGCCGACGATTTTAAAAACCTGTTCATGTGTGAATTTGTTGACGACAAGGCATCGGTGTTCCCGTTCGAGGAGCTGCAACGCTGCATGGTCGACACGCTGGAAGAATGGGAAGACTATGCGCCGTTTGCCGCCAATCCGTTCGGCTCCCGCCCGGTATGGATTGGTTACGACCCGTCACACCGTGGCGACAGCGCCGGATGCGTGGTACTGGCACCGCCGGTGGTGGCCGGTGGCAAATTCAGAATACTTGAGCGTCACCAGTGGAAAGGCATGGACTTTGCCACCCAGGCGGAATCCATCCGCAAACTCACCGAAAAATACAACGTCGAATACATCGGGATTGATGCCACCGGCCTCGGTGTCGGCGTGTTCCAGCTCGTGCGCTCGTTCTATCCCGCCGCGCGTGATATCCGCTACACGCCGGAAATGAAAACCGCAATGGTGCTCAAGGCAAAAGACGTTATCCGCCGTGGCTGTCTGGAATACGACGTCAGCGCCACCGACATCACCAGCTCGTTTATGGCTATCCGCAAGACCATGACCAGCAGCGGACGCAGCGCCACCTATGAGGCCAGCCGCAGCGAGGAAGCCAGCCACGCCGACCTCGCCTGGGCGACCATGCACGCCCTGTTAAATGAGCCACTCACCGCCGGTATCAGCACCCCGCTGACATCCACCATTCTGGAGTTTTACTGATGAGCAAGAAAAAAGGGAAAACACCGCAACCTGCGGCAAAAACAATGACCGCCAGCGGCCCGAAAATGGAGGCATTCACCTTTGGTGAGCCGGTGCCGGTACTCGACCGCCGTGACATTCTGGATTACGTCGAGTGCATCAGTAACGGCAGATGGTATGAGCCACCGGTCAGCTTTACCGGTCTGGCAAAAAGCCTGCGGGCTGCCGTGCATCACAGCTCGCCGATTTACGTCAAACGCAATATTCTGGCCTCGACATTTATCCCGCATCCATGGCTTTCCCAGCAGGATTTCAGCCGCTTTGTGCTGGATTTTCTGGTGTTCGGTAATGCGTTTCTGGAAAAGCGTTACAGCACCACCGGTAAGGTCATCAGACTGGAAACCTCACCGGCAAAATATACCCGCCGTGGCGTGGAAGAGGATGTTTACTGGTGGGTGCCGTCCTTCAACGAGCCGACAGCCTTCGCGCCCGGCTCCGTGTTTCACCTGCTGGAGCCTGATATTAATCAGGAGCTGTACGGCCTGCCGGAATATCTGAGCGCCCTTAACTCTGCCTGGCTGAATGAGTCGGCCACGCTGTTCCGCCGCAAGTATTACGAAAACGGCGCACATGCCGGATACATCATGTACGTCACCGATGCCGTGCAGGATCGCAACGATATCGAAATGCTTCGCGAAAACATGGTGAAGTCGAAAGGCCGCAACAACTTTAAAAACCTGTTTCTCTACGCCCCACAGGGAAAAGCCGACGGTATTAAAATTATCCCGCTCAGTGAAGTGGCAACGAAGGACGATTTTTTTAATATCAAAAAAGCCAGCGCCGCTGACCTGCTTGACGCGCACCGCATCCCCTTTCAGTTGATGGGTGGCAAGCCGGAAAACGTCGGGTCGCTGGGCGATATTGAGAAAGTGGCAAAGGTCTTTGTCCGCAATGAGCTTATCCCGTTACAGGACAGGATTCGGGAAATAAACGGCTGGCTCGGTCAGGAGGTCATCCGCTTTAAAAACTACTCACTGGACACTGACAACGACTGAACAACGCCGCCTGCGGGCGGCTTTTTTACACCCCGTCATCACGCCCTCACACACTCACCACCGCACAAAACAGCCCGCAGACACACCAACGCCCCGGTGCACAATCTAAACGCCATCAAGACGCGCTCAGACGCTGAAAAAATAAAATCAGCACCACCGCCAGCGCGCAGTGCTTTCCCCGCCTCGCCCGCCCGCTTCACATCGCCTTTTTAATGCAAGTGCAACGATTCAGTGTTCCAAGCATGGTTTTAGGTGAATAGAGAATGAGAGGGTAAAAAAAATCATGCAGATTAATGCACCTATAGATGCATTATTAAACTAATAGGATAGTTGTGATATTGGCTGCATTGACTCCACTTGTGAGGGAACAAACCAACGACAGCGCAAGATTCAACCTGACAATTAACTATTCCCCAGAGGGATATTCTTACAGTATTTAAGTCATCAGTTGATTATTCATTAGCACTGCCGTTATTGACAATTTTGTTGTTTTTTGAGATGTTATTAAATCAAGTTCCATAGATAAGATCATGGGTGGGCGATGATAAATATTAATGAAGAAATTAATAATTCTTTCGATGAGTTTGATGAGGAGGATAAACAGCAAGCTTACTTATCTTTCTTTAAAAATAGTTTCCCTTTTTTACTTTGCCCAACTCTATTCAAACGCAGTGAAGATCTCCCTCAATTAAATTGGGTGAAAGTAAAATATACTGAGCATGCGGCTCATACTTTCCCAAATCAACAGGGAGTATATATGTTTATGGTTGGTTTCGAAAGCACTAAGCTCCCCAATAATTCATATGTTATGTATGTAGGAAAGGCCGGCGATACTAATTCCAACAACACAATCTGCAAAAGGTTTAAAGATTACGTTAATCCATCTGGATTTAGAGACAGGCCCAGAGTTAAGAAACTCATTCAGCATTTTAGTGAGCATTTATATTATTACTATGCAACACTCCCAACAGGGCAATCCACAGCAGATGTTGAATCCACTTTAGCCGATATTTTCGCACCACCTTGTTGTCAACGAGATTTTTCAGCTAATGTGCGAAGCTTATTGAGAGGAGTTAGAATTATATGAATCAACGTTTAGTCCTTCCATGTTTGAGAGGCTATATGGGGAGCTGGATTACATATAGTTGCATGATGAGACTTTCAGATGCATCCAATTTGATCGGGTTTGCTGAGGAACTCCATCAAATTGATAAATTGTCAGACAAAATACAACGTGAATTAAATAATGATAGGGCTGAAGAAATCTCTCATTATTTGGTTAGCAATGATGATCGCTTCTTTAACTCATTAGTTGTAGCTGTTTATGATGGCGATCCAAATTGGCATGAAATTGGAGGAATAACTCCAAACAATGAAGAAGCCTCTTTGCTTGATTTTCCTGAGTATGCAGGGAATTGCATTGGTTTTTTATCCATTACAAGAGATGAAAAATTTTTTGCACTTGATGGACAACATCGCTTAGCTGGCATCAAAGCTGCTCTTAAAGTTAATAGCGATATTGCTGATGATCTAATTAGCGTTATTATTGTTGCTCATGCTAATACGCCAGAAGGTAAAGTAAGATCCAGAAGATTATTTACCACTTTAAATAAAAAGGCAAAATTAGTTAGTAAAGATACCATTATAGCTTTAGATGAGGATGATATAGCAGCATGCATAACAAGACGTCTAATTGAGGCAGAGGATTTCATATACTTCAATGAAGATAACGTATCCTTTAACTCTGGTCCTGTTAGAGATAAAACGAGCATCACATCTATTGTTAATATATATGATAATGTTCAGAAGTTAGTAGCATATAAATTAGGTGTTAAAATTACCGAGTTGGAAAGATACAAGTATAAAGATCATATTGACATATACAACTTCATTTCTAATTTTTATAGCTACACATTCGAAGGATGTGAAGAGTTAATCAAAGTAGCTAAAGGTGAACAACCTGCTGGATTTTATAGAAATTCCGAAACTGGTGGGCATATTTTGTTTAGACCTATTGGTTGGGATTTATATACAGATATAGTACTCTATGCCATGACTCATTTTAATCATGACCTTAAAAAGGCAATTCAACACATCACCAAACACAATCTAAACATGTCTGGCTCTATTCTATCCAACAAAGTTTGGTCAACAAAACAAAAGAAAATCCTTAAGATAAGTGCTAAAAACATAAAAGCAATACAAAAAAGTTTGTTATCATAAATCAATTGATACTATATTACTGTACAGTTTAAAAACCGCCAATCAGGCGGTTTTTAAACTGTCAACCAAGCGTTTCTTGAGCGGTTTACATTCTTAAACCAGTGCCGTATTTAACTAAACATAACATTCCAGCCAATCTGACAGGTCAGTAACATCCGTTATCCGGGCTTCACTTTTCGTCTCGTATATCCATACAGAATAAACGAGCCTCCGCTCTCATAATTACGGTGATTTTTAAGAAACTCCGCGCGTTTCTTTCCTTCCAGCCCAAGGTCTAAATATTTTGTGTGCAGCTTTACCTCATGAATTTTTGCCATTATGTCCACTCCATTACAGCTGAGAATCCCGGCCACTCATCAGCGACCGGATACGTGAATTTTTTCCCGTCATAATTTACTGTTGCCCCACGCGCCAGCGCCTCAAGCTCCCATCGCTGCGGCCTGATACCGTTCTGAGCAAGGTCAACGCGGATACGGGTAATTTGCGTTCGTTCCGACCGGGTCAGTCTGGCCGATGGCGCTATTTCATGTGGTTTTAACGGGCTTCCGTTTCTCTGCTGACGATTTGGTGTTCTCAGTTCGTGTTTTAATGCACCTCTGAGCGCCCTCACGACCTCTGGCTCATTCCATTCGATAACACCGTCATCAACCAGATTAAGCACTGCTGCGGCGTGCTCAGAAGGCGTGGGAGCCGGTGACGAAGTATCACCGTCGGTAAGCTTTCCACAGTTATTGACAGGACTCCGAGGCGCGGCGATGCCGCTTTTTAAAGTCAAAGGCTCAACGACCGGAACTTTCGGCACAATGCGCCAGTCCGTCGTTCTGGTGATATGAATATGACGCGCGCCGAGATGCGGCGCGTAAATGCCGACCACTCTCTCGACTTCTTCCTCATACTCGTTAACGTCATCCGACGGGCTACGGGCGACCCTGACAGTCTGACAATCGCGCGGGACATTTGCCCCGCCCTGCGCGCTGATATACAGCGCAAAATCGCCACTGTCTGCGGCAGCGCGTGCAGCCTCGACGCGTTCGTCAAACTCATCAGCAATGCTGACGCCGCGAGGCAACTTACGTAGTTCACGGTAAGCCCCCATTGTCGGCAGGCCAACCGTTTTAAATTGCGGGATGCGCCACGTTGACGCCCATGCGGTAACAGCCGCAGCAGTGTCTTTCAGCGGCCTGCCGGTATCGTTATCGAGCTGACCATCCAGTGCATAGCCGTCGATGTTTTTTGAAATGTATTTCGCGATATATCCCGCAGCACCGCCCCGGTTAAGGTGTTTTGCCTGAAAACGGTTTCGCGCAGCTCCTCTTTCGTCGCCATCCTCTTTGAGCGCATAGCGACGCATGATTTCGATAATCTGGTTACGCTGGCGTGGATTACAAAAAAGCATCATATGCCAGTGCGGCGTTCCGTCGTGGTGTGGCTCGACGACTCGCAAACCGTAGACCTGTAAATCATTATCCTTGAATGCCGTGCGCATCAGGCTCCAGATACGGCAGAGATAACGCTGCGCATCCTTCGGATTAAATGCCTCATCATTCCAGCCGTGATTAAGCTGGACGGTTTTACTTTCGCCTTTTCCGACCTGACGTGTCGGATGATACTTTGACGGCGCGGTCAGCGTGATAAACATCCCCACATCACCCTCTGCGGCGGCGTAACGCTCAATACCGGCAATGGTGTTCATCAGCTCCATCCGGCGAATTTCAGGATTAGAAATACTGCCCATCACCTTACTGATAAGGTCGATGCGTTCGCCGGTTTCCCTGTTTTCAAGGTCACACGATTTAAGAAATTCCAGATTTGCCTGACGGCGCGTACGCACATCACGAATAGCATGTTTACTGGCATAAGGTGAACGGTCTTTATTGACCTCCCCGACAGCAATCAGTAACGCCTCATGCCAGCGCATACGCTGGCCTTTAAGCTGATGAGTCCACCACTCATCGTTAAACAGACGGGCAATGGCAGAATATGCCTGCCTCGTGGTCATCTGCCCTTTACGGTATTTTTTCCAGTAGAGAGGGGAAATATTGAAAGCTCGTGCAGCGCCAGCAACATGACCATACAGGTGAGCCTGCGCCTCATCCGTAAACAGCGATTCTTTCTCGCCATGCGCATCCACCCAGGCATCGCTGAGTTCCTCATACATCATGAAAAGCTGCGATGAGATACGGGCGGCAAATTTTTTCAGCTCCTTGTCATTCATTCCCGGCAGGCGTGCATACTGGTCGCGCTCTGCCAGAAACAGCAACGACGCGTCGGTGTTCATTTCATGGCGCTGATTCACGCGCTCAATGCGCGGCCATAAACGACGCTGAAAAGTGGATGTGAGGAAATAAAACCCGTGTAGCGGACTTTTATTGCGCCGGATGTAGTCATAGCGTGAAGTAAACAGCGAGCGCAAAAAGTAAGGCAGGCGGTTAATCGTGGATAAAACACCTTGCACCTGACGCATCTCGTCACGTGTAAGGGTTCTTTCGCGCCCGACGGCCTCGCGTGGCGCGTTCCATGCATAAGCACCGGTAAACGCCTTACCGGTGCCTGCAGCAAATGCTGACGGAGGTACGCAGGTGTATTGCTCCTGGAAAGAATGACTCATTCACATACACCGGCATAGACACTACTGCAAACGGCTTTATCATTCGCCGAAGCCAGTAAATCAAACTGAGTACCCCCACGCGTTGTCATTGTCCAGTCATGGTAGGTTTCTATTCCGTATGCCTCGACTGTTACAATCTCAATACGACGTTCTGCGCGTAGCGGATCATGTGTGGATGGGAAAAAAGTGGAATTTCCCCGACGGGAGCACGACGCAACCAGTCGTTCCCATTCAGCAACCCGTTTTATTTCCTCCGGCCACCGGCGAAAAATTTCTGCCAGTTCAGATTTACGGACATGAATACATGGCATACAACCAACACGGCCACACCCCTGCTGATATAACGGATTTGGCTTAATGTCATGTCTTCTGGCTATTGCAAATACATCTTCATGCTTCCAGTGCAAAATCGGGCGATATACATGCAATCCGGGGGTGTTGTCTGCATCCTCTTCCCAGACAGGTAAAGCAGCGCGTGATGGCGATTCCTGAGCACGCACTCCCTGCCAGCTAATCACTTCCTCAAATTCATTGAGTAAAGGCAATATTACCTGAGAACGCACGGGCTCATGTTTCAGTTCAAATGTGCAAAATCTGGCTTTGGTTGATGGGAAACGCCCCTTCCACAGACACAAATCAAGAAACGGGATACCCGTTGGTTTGAGAATTTCCAGCGCACAACTGATGCGCTGGTGCGCTTCTTCTTCCGACATTCCACAATCGTTAACCAACAAATCAGGCCATTTGGTCTGGATAAACTTGCGCTTTGATTCAATCCGGCAGGAAAAATCAGCTCTGACTCTTTTAATTGGGCCAAGCCGTTTTTCCAGATAATCCAGATATTTCATTGTCTGTGGATGTTCATGTCCCGTATCAGCAAAAACCGGCAATATGGGTACATTTTCTTCAATAGCGACAAGCCACTGAGCAAGGCTGTCCTTTCCACCTGAAACAAAAATAACATTGATGGTATTTTCAGTATGGCAACGAGCATCAGTAATCATTCAGACGCTCCTCTGGAGAACGCCTCTGAACAACGCTTGCTGAGTTGCTCAACCTGCGCGTTTAAATCAGCAAAAGACTTTGCGCTTCCGGTCAGAATATCGTGATGCATCAGGCCGGAAACGAGCTGGCTTAATTTCGGGTAATAACCAACCACCGCCAGCCATTCCTGACCGGCGTTTTTACCGCTTTCCGCTCTCTTTTTCTCGTGGAGAATAAACTGAAAGCTGTCACTGGTAACGACATAACGTTCGCCAATTTCAATACGAATACTCATGCCATTCTCCGGTAATGCTTGTTTTTTGCTTCAAAGACTGACTGGCAGGAAACACAACGCGTGGCTGACGGATAAGCTGCACGACGGGCAGCAGGTATTGGCGCGTCACACTCTTCGCAAACCAGCGCAGAAACACCGCAATGTTTTACCCTTGCCGCGTTAATCTGGCGCTCCAGTAATTCAGCCTGTTGTTCCTGAATAAAATCTACGTTGTCCGGCATTACCAGCTCCTTTTGTCGTTCAGCTTCTTAAATTCATCAGCGCAATAGCTGGCGATTTCTGTCGTTAATTTTGTCAGTTCATCCACTGAGGAAATTTGCTTGTGGAATACAGCGCGTTTAACAAGTAAATTGACCACATCAGACAGGAGGTTTAATTCATTCTGATAAATCGCGATAACAGATTCAGTGATGTCGCGTTTTTCTTTATCAAGACAAAGTTGAATAAGAGACAAATCACCATTTTCCATAACGGCGATTTTTAAGGCGTTATTCAGTAATACAACTGAATGAGAACAGGACATCAAAGTACCTCCCCGCGAGACAATCCGATATTGTGAAATTTTTCCGACTCCTGACTGAGCAGCTCGACTATCTCCACGCGGGATAACTCCGCCTTTGTGATGTGGCGAATCATGGCGTCAAGATGAGAAGAAAAGCGCGTCGCCGCGTCGGCCTGTGCTTCGGTTCTGGCCTGTTGCAGCAGTAATGCGTATTTACCGCACTGATTTTCAGAAACTGTATGCATGACTTTCTCCAGGCAAAAAGAAGCCCCGCACAATTAAGTGCGTTAAAAACTCTGGTTAATTACTTAATGCAGATATTGCTCTGGTTTTACCGACGTCAGAATTGTCGGTGCATACTCAAACAGGCTGAATAATTCACGTAATGCACGGAATAAAGCATCACGCCAGTAACATGACTCTTCATTAATTCGCCAGTATGGCTGGTTGAATTCTTTTTCAGTCAATCCGGCATGCATAAATAAAGTACGACGCTGACTGACTGTTAAAAAACTAATATATGCATACTCACTTGCACCGACCTGACGGCGTTTTGAGAATGCCCCACGCAATTCATCAATTGCACAAACCAGCCGTTCACGTTCGACGTCGTTCATTTCTTCAAAACGCATCGTTGCGTGACGTTGTTTTAACTGCGCATGAAAGCAAACTGTTAGCCGTTCGCGCTCCATCATCTGATTATAATAATCACATGTATCCTGCCAGCGAGGAACGGCAAGATGCTTACCAATTATCCGGCGCATGGTTGCTGGCTGTTTTTCAACGAGATTGAGCGTCATCACTGTCATTTCCATACCCTCCGGCTTTTCAGAAAGGTCAGAGCCTTTTTTAACGGACTCTGTTTTTTGGTGCGGATAATGATTCCCTTACGCCCCTTACCGTGGGTGATGGTGAAGTCAATCGCCCTGGGGCTTTCGTTACGCAGTAACTGAGCAATACAACGAGGCTCATTCATACGGTTCTCCTTAACGTGGTTCACCGAGACCTAACCACATCAACCAGCCGTCACGAATCTCTTTAGGACGGCTTTCATAAGCCAGTTTTAGTCCGTTATTCCATGCCGGAAGGTATACCCAATATTCACCAGCACGCCCCGATACTGACTGAGGGTCAGTAATCTCAATAACTGGTAATTTCCCTTTCTCAATCATGCCCCTTACAGCTCTTGGAGTTTTACCAATGAGTTTTGCAAACTCCTGATAAGGCACGGCATCAGTCACGCTTACAAGCTGTCTATTCATCTGCTACGATTCTCCCTTAGTGCTTCTAATGGCTCCTAATGGCTAATTATTGCCTAAAAGGATAACTCCAGAAGCGCAACATTTCACACTATCAGCAAGAAATTACGCAATCGGAGTAATTATGTCAATAGACGTTTCGGAGAAGTTGAAGCTAATCCGTGAATCTGAAAGGTTAAACCGTAAAGAATTCAGTGAATTAACTGGTGTAGCCTACAGCTCACTTTCGAGCTATGAGAGCCGGTCAAAAAACGCTGGAGTTGAAGCCATAATGAAGGTCTTACAACATCCTAGATTTACTAAATATACTTTGTGGTTCATGACTGATCAGGTAGCTCCAGAAGCCGGGCAAATTGCGCCCGCTCTCGCACACTTTGGGCAAAACGAAACAACGTCGCCCCACTCCGGTCAAAAGACTGGTTAACAATTTATCGTGAATATATTCATCACAAGTGCCTACTATTGGTGGCTAAATTTCAGCCACCACGAAAAAAGCGATTAGTAGTAGCAAAAAAAAGTACCACTCGGAGGGTTTTCTGATGGCAATCAAAAAACTCGATGATGGTCGATATGAAGTGGACATCCGCCCTACTGGACGTAACGGAAAACGCATCCGTAGGAAGTTTGATAAGAAAAGCGAAGCTGTCGCTTTCGAAAAATACACGTTGTACAACCACCACAATAAAGAATGGCTATCAAAACCAACAGACAAACGACGTCTGTCGGAACTGACACAGATCTGGTGGGATTTAAAGGGTAAACACGAAGAGCATGGGAAATCTAATCTTGGAAAAATTGAAATCTTCACAAAAATAACGAATGACCCATGCGCATTTCAAATCACGAAATCCCTTATCAGCCAGTACTGCGCCACCCGAAGAAGTCAGGGTATTAAACCTTCGAGTATCAATCGTGATTTAACATGTATTAGCGGCATGTTTACAGCCCTGATTGAAGCGGAGTTATTCTTTGGTGAGCACCCTATCAGAGGGACAAAGAGGCTTAAGGAGGAAAAACCAGAAACAGGCTATCTCACACAGGAAGAAATTGCCTTACTGCTTGCAGCACTTGACGGCGACAATAAAAAGATTGCGATTCTTTGCCTGAGTACAGGAGCACGTTGGGGAGAAGCAGCTCGTTTGAAAGCAGAAAATATCATCCATAACCGCGTCACGTTTGTTAAAACGAAAACAAACAAACCACGCACCGTCCCGATCTCAGAGGCTGTTGCCAAAATGATCGCGGATAACAAACGAGGTTTTTTATTCCCTGATGCTGATTACCCTCGCTTCAGACGAACAATGAAAGCAATAAAACCGGATTTGCCAATGGGGCAAGCCACACATGCACTAAGGCACAGCTTTGCCACTCATTTCATGATTAATGGAGGAAGTATTATCACGCTACAACGGATACTAGGTCACACGCGGATTGAACAAACTATGGTTTACGCTCATTTTGCGCCAGAGTACCTTCAGGACGCCATTTCTCTTAATCCGCTAAGAGGTGGTACTGAGGCCGAGAGTGTCCACACAGTGTCCACAGTAGAGTAACGTTTAAGGGCTTTCAGTGGTAATTTATGCCGCTCAAACCCGCATTGTACCGTTGAAAGCCCCTACTGGTGACACCCTAAATCTCCCTTACACGGGCTTATTTTTTATGCATAAGCCCTATCCCTGGTCACCGTCTTCCATTGACCACATCGATAGAATCTCCCTTCATAGCACGATGCCTTTCACGTAACGGCATCGTGCTCGCACAGGTTCCGGCTAAGCACAACCAGAACGCGCATGTTTGACGCTTACCAAAAAATATTCTCACTCTCCACATTTGAATGTCAGACGAGCGACGCCATGTAATCCTGCACCTTCTGTCTTCAGGTCAACTATCTGCATTTTTTTGCCCTGAGTAACACAGAAATGGGCTGCATCATTTTTTACTATATTTTCTGCACCAGATATTCTGCCCCTGGCTAAAGAAGCTTCGGCTTCGGTGTAGTATTGGTTATCGAGTTTACGCTGAATATTACTTTTATATGCAAGACCAAATTTACCGATACTTGTCTCATCATTATGCACAGCACAACCAGACATAATAAAAATACTAATTAATGATATAGCAGCTATCTTTTTCAT